TGATGGGGGGGGTGGGGATAGGCGGTGGTGGGAGATATTTGTGGTACACCCCCCATTCAGAAAAAGCTAAAACGAAAGGACAACATGGAAACGACTCTAAAGCGTGGTAGAGGAAGACCTAAGGGGTCTGTGAAGATGACGATACAAAGGTTTGCTGATAATCCGCCTGCTGTATTGCCTAAGACTGACCATCAGAGGTTGAAGGAGTTGAAAGAGTTGATGATTAGGTCTGGGGGTAAGGATGTTGCTCAGAAGGTGATTGAGATAGCGTTGAATGACGAGCATCCGCATCAATTGGTGGCTTTGAAGATGTGTTTGGATAGGACTCTACCTGTGAGTATGTTTGAGAAGGATAAGAGTCAAAGGAGTGCTGTAACGATCAATATTACAGGATTAGGAGAGCCGACTGTGATTGATACTGAACCGACAGATGTAGAGGATAAGTATGGCAGACCTTAATTTTTCCTTACTTCCTTGGCAACAGACAGTCTTTGCTGATAAAACAAGGTTTAAGGTAGTCGCTGCTGGGCGAAGATGCGGTAAGAGTCGTATGGCGGCTGTAACGCTTCTTATAGAGGGTTTGAAGTGTCCTCAAGGCTCTGCTGTGCTTTATGTAAGCCCTACTATGGGTCAATCAAGACAGATTATCTGGGACTTGCTGTTAGACCTTGGTAGGGAAGTTATTCAAAATTCCCATGTAAATAACCTAGACATTACCTTGATAAATGGGGCTAGGATTTATGTTCGTGGTGCTGACAGACCTGATACTTTGAGGGGTGTGAGTCTGACCTATGCGGTGCTAGATGAGGTAGCGGATATTAAGCCAGAGGCTTGGGAGCAGGTTATTCGGGCTTCTTTGTCTGACAAGAAGGGTCGGGCGTTATTTATTGGTACACCTAAGGGTAGGAACTGGTTTCACGATACCTTTAAGTTGGGCGAGAGTGGGAATGATCCTGATTGGAAGAGTTGGCACTTCACGACTGCTGATAACCCTTTGATTGACCCTACAGAGATAGAGTCGGCTAAAAAGACCTTGAGTACCTTTGCTTTTAAACAAGAGTACATGGCATCGTTCTCCAATGCGGGAAGTGATGTTTTTAAGGAAGAATGGATTAAGTTTGGTGAAAAACCCAATCATGGGTCTTATTTCATTGCTGTGGACTTAGCGGGATTTGAGGAAGTTGCCAAACAAGCGGGAAATGCTAAGAAGCGGTTAGATGAGTCTGCTATCTGTGTTGTTTATGTCACAGAAGAGGGAAAGTGGTTTGTTGAGAAGATTTTGCATGGTCGGTGGGATATTAGAACGACTGCTGTGAACATTTTGATGGCTATTCGGGATTACAGACCACTTAGTATTGGGATTGAGAGGGGGGCGTTAAAGAACGCTGTTTTGCCCTATTTGAGCGACTTGATGAGGAAAAGTAACATCTATGCCCATATTGTTGATTTAACGCATGGGAATAGAAAAAAAGCAGATAGAATTATCTGGGCATTGCAAGGTAGGTTTGAACATGGCAGAATCACCCTCAATAGGGATGAGGATTGGGATGAATTCATTGACCAACTGTTGCTTTTTCCTGCACAGGGAGTCCATGATGACTTGCCTGATGCACTTAGTTATATTGACCAGCTCGCCGTCACTTCATATTTTGAGGAAGACGATACCGATGATTGGGAACCATTAGATATAGTTTCTGGAGTCTGAGCATGGATTTTGAACAACCAACGGATAATGACAAGGAACTTGTTTCCTTCGTAGTAGATCATTGTGATAGATGGAAAGATTACCGAGACAGTAACTTTCTTCCTGATTGGCAAGAATACGAACGCATTTTCCGTGGTCAATGGGCAGATGAAGATAAAACCCGTGATTCTGAGCGTTCAAGAATCATCACGCCTGGCACTCAACAAGCCGTAGAAACCCGCCATGCCGAGATCATGGAAGCGGTCTTTGGTCAGGGTGATTTCTTTGACATTGATGACGATGTTAAAGATGTGAATGGAAATGACATTGATGTGAGCCTTATTAAAGCTCAATTGATGGAAGACTTCAAGAAAGACAAAGTTCGTAAATCCATTGACCAGATCGAGTTGATGGCTGAGATTTATGGTACTGGTATTGGTGAGATTGTTGTAAAAACAGAAAAAGAGTATGTTCCAAGTACTCAACCGATACCTGGTCAAGTTGGTCAGGCCGCTATTGGTGTACTAGAAAAAAACAGAATTTCTGTAAAATTAGTTCCTGTAAACCCTAAAAACTTCCTATTTGACCCCAATGGAACATCTATTGATGACTGTATGGGCGTAGCTATTGAGAAGTTTGTCTCTATACATAAGGTCGTCCAAGGTATCGAATCAGGTCAATATCGCAAGGTAGATATTGGTGTTGACTCTGCTGATGACGATTTAGAACCTACCCAAGAAACAACTCAATTTAAAGACCAAAAGGTTCGTTTATTGACCTATTATGGTCTTGTTCCAAGAGAATACTTGACAAAGGTTAATGAGCCTGTTGAGGAATTGTTTGCTGAAGACAGCGCTGCCGAAGACTATACAGACTTGGTAGAGGCTATTGTTGTCATTGGTAATGAGAGTCTTCTATTAAAAGCAGAAGAAAGTCCTTACATGATGAAGGACAGACCAGTTATCTCTTACCAAGATGATACTGTTCCTAATCGATTGCTCGGTCGTGGTACTGTAGAAAAAGCCTACAACATGCAAAAGGCTATGGATGCTCAAATCCGTAGTCATTTGGACTCATTGGCATTGACTACAAGTCCCATGATAGCAATGGATGCTACACGCCTACCAAGGGGTGCTAAGTTTGAGGTTAAGCCAGGCAAGGCAATCTTGACAAACGGATCTCCTCAAGAGATTCTGTATCCTTTCAAGTTCGGTGTTACAGATGGAAACAATCTATCTACTGCACAGGCTTTTGAGAGAATGCTTCTTCAAGCTACTGGTACTCTTGATTCACAAGGGATGGTATCTCAAGCCTCTCGTGATGGTGGCGGTATGTCAATGGCTGTTGCTTCTATCATTAAGAAGTACAAGCGTACCTTGACAAACTTTCAAGAGGATTTCTTAGTTCCGTTTATCAAGAAGTCTGCTTTCCGTTATATGCAGTTTGACCCAGAGCGTTATCCTGCTGTGGATATGAACTTTGTTCCTACTGCTACATTGGGCATTATTGCTAGAGAATATGAACAACAACAGTTCATTGCTTTGTTGCAGACTCTTGGCCCAAATACACCAGTTCTGCCTCTAATCCTTAAAGGAATCGTTAATAACAGTTCATTGTCTAACAGATATGAATTGATGGATTCTTTGGAGAAAATGAGTCAACCTGACCCACAAGCTAAAGCAATGCAACAAGCACAAGCTCAATTGGCTATGCAAGCGGCACAGGCTCAGATTGCTGTTAATACGACTCAAGCAGAGCAAAATCGTGCAGAAGCGACTAAGTTGATGACAGAAGCTCAGTTAATGCCTATTGAATTACAGGCTAAGAGTATGGCTGCTACGACTAAGAATCTTCCAAATCAAGACGATTTAGCCTCTAAAGAGTTTGATAAGAGGGTTAAGATTGCCGATCTTATGTTGAAAGAAGCTGACATTAAGAATAAGTCAAAAATCGTTGAGTTACAGATGGCTGACAAAATCAATGCTCAGACAAAAGTTAAACAAGACTTTCTTTCTAAACTAACAGATGGCTTAAAGCAAAATGGCTAACATCAAAGAGTTAATTCTAAGCATTGAAGCACCAGACTCATCTTTTGATGAGAAGTTAGCCGCCATTACTGAAATGCAGGCTACTGTAGAAGCCATGCAAGCCCAAGAAGAGCAAGCAATTAACGACAATGTTGATTTGATTGTTGAGGCTTTAAGAAATATTGAAGCCAAAGTAGAAGCAAAATTAAAGGCAATTCCTGAAAAAGGCGAACAAGGAATCCAAGGTCCAAAAGGTGACCAAGGAGATCGTGGTCGTGATGGTTTACAGGGTAAAGATGGCTTGCCAGGTCGTGATGGTAAGAATGGTTTAGACGGAAAAGACGGAATTAGCGTTCAAGATGCCAAGATTGACTTTGATGGTAGCTTGGTAATTACTCTTTCTGATGGCAGGGAAATAAATGTTGGTGAGGTTGTTCCTCTTGATGTAGCGGAAAACATCCACAAGGTTACTCACAGTATCCAAAGTGGTTCAGGTGGTGACTCACAAACAACTTTAAATGCTATTGCTGCCCTACAAGCTACGATTGCCACTTATGGCACGATGGCAACACAGAATGCCAACAATGTAGCCATTACAGGCGGCACGATTGACAACACAGTCATAGGAGGCACAACCCCTGCGGCTGGTACATTTACTACGCTTACTGCTAATAGCACATCACAGTTTGGTAGAAGTTCTGCTAACTATTGGCAAGCAACTGGCGGTGCTACAACTAAGGGTGTTCAGTTTCAAGCATTAGGTACAGACACAAACATTTCTCAAGTATTCCAATCAAAAGGAACAGGAGCAATAGACCTAGCCGCTGGTAGTTCAGGGGTGAATATCTCTAATGGTGGTACTGTTACTGCTATTACGAGGACTGCAACAGGTAGTGCATATACAAGTTTTCCAAGTGTTGCTATTACTGCTCCAACTACTGCGGGTGGAGTTCAAGCAACTGCAACTGTTGCCACAATGGTTCATGTTAGTTCAACAGTTCAATCTGGTGGAACTGGTTACACAGTTAATGATGTATTGACTGTTGTGGGCGGTACGCCAACCGCTTCTGCCGCAACAATGACTGTTACTGCCGTTTCTGGCGGAGTAATTACTGCGGCAACACCATTGAACTTTGGTCAATATACAGTTTTACCAACTAACCCTGTGTCGGTCACAGGTGGTACAGGTTCTGGCGCAACTTTTAACTTGTTTTGGGGTATTGGTTCTAACCCATCATTCACCATCACCAACGCAGGTTCAGGCTATGTAGAACAACCAACAGTAAGTTTCTCTGGTGGCGGTGGTAGTGGTGCGGCTGCTTATGCGACTGTGGGGTCTGATACAACAATAAAATCGTTAGGTACATCTTTATTTTTAAATCACGCTAATGGTATAGGTTTACAAATCAGAGATGCGGCTAGTGGTACAACTCCTGCGTATCCTTTGTTTCAGAGTTCTAGCACAACAATTCAAACTTATGCGTCTGGAACAAGCACAACAGTAGGTTTTCAGTGGGCTACCAAAGGGGCAACAAACCATTCTTTTTCTACTAATGCAAGCGTAGGTAACGAACAATTCCGTGTAGCCCACACAGCCTCTGCTGTTAACTATGTACAAGTAACGGGGGCGGCTACTGGTACAGGAGTATCAATATCTTCACAGGGCACAGATAGTTCTATTGGTTTGAATTTTCAATCAAAAGGCGTTTCTGGAACTATTGGCTTTGGCAACACAACATCACTAAATCATCAAGCGTTTAGGGTTGCCACTGGAACTGCGGTTAATACTGGAAACTTAATTTTAGTTACCGGAGCCGTTGCTGGTTCTTCTCCTTCCATTGCAGCAATTAGCGGAACAAGTGGCACAGACACAGACATTGACTTAACCCTAACCCCAAAAGGTGCAGGCAATGTTAGATTTGGTACATACACAGCAGGCGTTTTAACCCCAACAGGATACATTACCATTAAAGATTCTGGTGGAACAACTCGTAGATTACTCGTAGGATAAAGGAAACAAAATGGCTTTAATTAAATCAGTAGACACAGACTTCGGCATTCCTGCTTCGTATTGGAACATCGGTGCTGTCCAAGAAGACTTCAAAGGTCGTGGCACAGAAGTAACCTTTTACGGATACGCTTCTAAAGAAGCCCGTGATGCAGGTAAACAACCATTGTCAGCAGGTAAAGTTCAGATTTCAGGTGATGAATATGTAGCAGGTGCAGACCGAGCCGCCCTGTATGCAATCATCAAGCAAAAGCCTGAATTTGAAGGTGCGGTGGACGCATGAATACTGAGTTACAACGCTATTATGAAGAGCGGTTTTCTACCATGAGTACCCAAGGATGGGCTGATCTTATGGAAGATGTTGACAATATGATTAACGCTCTTAATAATATCTCTGTAATACAGGATGAAAAAAGCCTACAATTCAAAAAAGGCGAATTATCTATTCTAGTTTGGCTAAAAACCTTGAAAGAGGTCAGCGAGAAGGCTTATGAAGAGATTTTATGATTTTGTCTGCGAAAGTGGACACCGCATTGAGAAACTGACTGATTATGAGGCAGTCAATGTCCAATGTGATTGCGGTGGGCAAGCCCATCGTGTAATTAGCACTCCAGCTATCAAATTGGAAGGATGGTCAGGAAGTTTTCCTGGTGCGGCTAACAAGTTTGACCGCATACATCGTGAAAAATTGGCAGCGGAGCGCAAAGAGAACTCATAAATACGCAGTATCGAGTTCATGTATTTACTCCTAGAACCCATTGGGCAGGAAAAGGAAACAGTATGTTGATTGACAACGAAGACGAGATGCAGAGTGAGTTAGATGCTGTTGAGCAAAAGCTTGGCGACACGATTGAACAGTCTGATGTTCCCGACAAATATCGGGGCAAAAATTTAGATGAAATCATCCGTATGCACCAAGAGGCTGAAAAACTAATTGGTAAGCAAGCTCAAGAGGTTGGCGAAGTTCGCAAACTGGCAGATGAACTTATTAAGCAAAATCTCGGTAGTAGAGTCCAAAATACTGAGGTAGAACCTGAAATTGACTTCTTTGAGAATCCTCAAAAAGCAGTTCAGAAGACAGTTGACAACCATCCTGATGTTCTTGCGGGTCGCCAAGCGGCTCAAGAGTTCAGAAAGATGCAAACTCAACAAAGGTTAGCGAATACTCACCCTGACTTTGCTCAAATTGTGCAAGATCAGGATTTTGCGAATTGGGTGAAATCTTCTCCAGTACGCTTAAATCTGTATTCAAAGGCTGATGGAGAGTTTGATTTTGATTCTGCCAATGAATTGCTCACTACATACAAGGAAATCAAAGGTGCGAAGACTAAACAGGCTCGTGAGGAAGGTGAAACTACTCGCAAGCAAAATCTTCAAGCCGCTTCCGTAGATGTTGGTGGTACAGGTGAATCAAGTAAGAGAGTTTACAGGCGAGCTGACCTAATTCGGCTAAAAATGACAGACCCTGCTCGTTATGAGATGCTTTCAGATGAAATCATGCAAGCATATTCAGAAGGTCGGGTAAAGTAATCTTTTAATCTTGGAGAAATATCATGGCTAATACAGCTTTTGCACCCAATAACAACGTAACCACAACCACCGCAGCTAAGTTCATCCCACAAATCTGGTCGGATGAGATCATTGCCGCATACAAAAAGAACCTCGTGATGGCTAACGCCGTCAAGAAAATGAGCTTCCGTGGCAAGAAAGGTGACACAGTTCACATTCCAGCACCAGTTCGTAGCGATGCGAGCGCCAAAGGTAAGACTGATGCAGTCACCTTGTTGGTTAATACTGAGTCCGAAATTCAAGTGTCTATCAACAAGCACTATGAATATAGCCGCTTGATTGAGGACATCGTTGAGACACAAGCTCTGACCTCTTTGCGTTCTTTCTACACAGAAGACGCTGGTTATGCTTTGGCTAAACGTGTTGACTTGGACTTGATCCAATTGGGTCGTGGTTTCAACGGCGCTACAGTCGGTACTGATGACTATGCTACTAGCTATGCCACTACCAAAGCCTATATTGGCTCTGATGGTACTACTGCTTACAACAGCTCTTCTTCTAATGCCGCCGCTTTGACTGATGCCGCTATCCGCCGCACCATTCAGCGTTTGGATGACAACGACACTCCTATGGATGGTCGCTTCTTTGTAATCCCACCCTCAAGCCGTAATACGCTGATGGGCTTGGCTCGTTACACAGAGCAAGCATTCGTTGGTGATGGCGCTGGAAACAATACCATCCGCAATGGCGAAATTGGTAACCTGTATGGTATGCCTGTGTTTGTTACTTCTAACGCTGACTACGGCGCAGGTAACTCTGGTGCAGACCGCATCTGCTTGATGGGCCATCGTGATT